TACTCAAGAAGGAATGTCTTACGGATTATATAAGGGATCAGGTAAAGCAGGTGGTGCAATGAAAGATTATCTTGATAAGAAGGCAAAGATGCTTACTAAGAAGAGAAATAAACAATCTGATGCTGCTAAAAATAACCCTCATTTTGACAGTACACAACCATCACCTTCTGGTAGAAATAAGTATGAACAAGTGTCATTTCAACAGTTTCAAGAAAAATGTTGGGCAGGTTATGAGAAAAAAGGTATGAAAACTATGTTCGGAAAGAGATATCCAAACTGCGTTAAGAAGAAAAAATGAGAAACGAACCGTGGAATAATCAACTGGATAATAGAAACTATCTATCTCCAGTTGGTTTTAAATTTGTAATTACAAAAGCACCAAAAGCAGATTTCTTTTCAAACTCAGCAAATATACCAGGTATCAATCTTGGATTTGCAGAGCAACCTACTTACCTAAAAAATATACCTGTTGCTGGTGATAAACTTGTATATGATGATTTTAATCTTACATTTTTTGTAGATGAAAATCTAGAAAATTATATGCAAGTTCATAACTGGTTGAAGGGACTTGGATTTCCTGAAAGTATTCAACAATTTATTGATTTAAAAAGAGGAGATGAATATACTCCAGAAGTAGGTGCAAAGAGTGCTTTAAATGAATATTCAGATGCCACATTAATAATCTATAATAGTTCATTTAATGAAATATCAAAGGTACATTTCAAAGATGTATTCCCAATTTCTCTCTCAACTATTGAGTTTGATGCCACTGCAGGAGATATCAATTATGTTGTGGCCACAGCTACTTTTAAGTATTCTATATACAATATAGAAGTTATGACTTAATTTATGAATCTTGATGAAATTCAAGCATTATGGGATGAAGATTCAAAAATAGACCAAGATGAATTACACGTAGAGTCTACGAAAATTCCATCCTTACATGCAAAATATTATAAAATTTATAATAATTTAACTCTTCTTAAAAAGGTAGAAGAGATTAAATTAAAACAAGCAAAAAAAGAAAAATGGTTATATTATACTGGAAAAGCAGACCCAGAGATATACATAGATAAACCTTTTGATCACAAAGTCATAAGACAAGATATGGATATGTATCTGGGTTCAGATGATGACTTGATTAAAATTCAGAGCAAAATAGATTACTACCAAGTAATGTTGAATTATTTGGATAGTATTCTCAAGAGTATTACTAATCGAACTTATCAAATAAAAAATGCCATTGAGTGGCAAAAGTTTATTCGAGGTTACAGTGACTGATATTATCATCAAAAAGAAGAATGAAGTATATGTGACTGTTAAGGCAGAACCACATATTAATCAGGAACTATCAGATCTTTTTACATTTGATGTGCCTGGTGCAAAATTCATGCCACAATATCGTAGTAAGTATTGGGATGGTAAGATACGTTTGTATTCTCCAGCTACTGGCGAGATATATGGTGGTCTTGTTGATAAAATTGTTTCATGGGCAAAGAAGTCAGAATATAGTTTAGAGTTTGAAAATAATCAGTTTTATGGTGCACCTTTTGAAGAGAATGAAATCATAAGTCGAGAGGGAGTCAAGGACTATATGACTCGTATCTCAAAACATAAACCAAGAAATTACCAGATAGATGCAGTTTATGATGCTCTTCGTTACAATCGTAAACTTTTAATCTCACCTACAGCATCAGGCAAGTCTCTAATGATCTATGCTGTTGTTCGATACTATGCAGAAAAAAATAAAAAGATACTCTTAGTTGTTCCAACTACATCTTTGGTTGAACAGATGTTCAAAGATTTTCAGGACTATGGATGGGACGCAGAAAATTATTGTCATCGAATCTATGCAGGTAAAGAGAAGACAAATGAATATCCAGTTACAATTACTACATGGCAATCAATATACAAATTAAAAAGACCTTTCTTTAAAGATTTTGAGGTGGTAATTGGTGATGAAGCACATCTGTTCAAGTCAAAATCGCTTGTAAGCATCATGACAAAGATGGATGCTGCCAAGTATAGATTTGGATTTACTGGAACTTTAGATGGCACACAGACGCATAAATGGGTCTTAGAAGGATTGTTTGGGCCTTCTTATAAAGTGACACAGACAAAAGAGTTGATTGATAAAGGGCACTTATCAAAACTCCAGATACACATATTAATACTTAAACATAAACCACAAAAGTTTGAAGTATATGAAGAAGAACTACAGCACATAATCACACATTCAAAGAGAAATAATTTTATTAAAAATCTAGTTCTAGACTTGAAAGGTAATACTCTTGTTTTATTCAGTCGAGTTGAAACACACGGTCAACCACTTTACGAACTCATAAATAATTCCATACAGAATGACCGCAAGGTATTTTATGTACATGGTGGTGTTGATGCCGAAGAAAGAGAACGGATCAGAGAAATCACTGAAACCGAAAGAAACGCAATCATAGTCGCATCTTATGGAACTTTCTCCACAGGAATTAACATTAAAAATCTTCACAATGTCATTTTTGCTTCTCCCTCTAAGTCAAGAATACGAAATCTTCAGTCGATTGGACGGGTTTTAAGAAAAGGAGACAGCAAGACTCAGGCAGTCCTTTATGACATTGCGGATGATATTACGCATTTATCAAGAAGAAATTACACACTCAATCATCTTATCGAAAGAATTAAAATTTACAACGAAGAAAAATTTAATTACGAAATAGTTCAAATTGATCTGGGGGAAAAATGAGAAAGAAAAAGAAAGAAGAAAAAGAAGATTTTTTGGCAGTCATAAAATTAGTTTCTGGCGAAGAAATTATTTCAACTGTAACTCCGTGTGAAGAAGATAACCGCACTCTTTTACTATTAGACAGCCCAGTAATGTTTGAAAATGTAATGATTCGAAATGGTGGAATGGGAGCAATCAAAGTTATACCTTGGGTTCAAGCAGCCACTGATACAATATTAATACTCGATATGGATAAAGTAATTACCATGTCTGAAATATTTGATAAAGAAGTAATTCGTATCTATAATCGTTATATGGTTGATAAAGATCGAGAAACCAATGAATCTGCTGTTACTAAGGATATGGGGTATCTATCTAGAGTATCTGATGCCCGTGTTTTTCTAGAGAAACTATATAAAAAGAAGAATAACAATAATAGCTAATATGTCTCTTAACCCTTAACAGAGTTATTATACATATATTTCTTTACGTTGTCAAGTCCCCATTGGCAATATTTAATATTCTGTGTTATAATTAACATAACTAGCGGAGATCGTATGAAATGCCTAGAACAAGAAAAAGGTCGGAACATTACGTAAACAACAAGGAATTTTTAAATGCAATTGTCATTTATCGTAATCAGTGTAAGAGAGCAGAAGAAGCGGGCGAGGACAGACCTCGTATCACAAATTATCTTGGAGAATGTTTCTTGAAGATAGCAACACACCTATCGTATAAACCAAACTTTGTAAACTATATGTTTCGTGAGGATATGATCTGTGATGGTATTGAGAACTGTGTTCAGTATATCAAAAACTTTGATCCAGAGAAGTCTTCAAATCCATTTGCTTATTTTACTCAAATTATACATTATGCATTTCTACGTCGTATACAAAAAGAAAAGCGACAAATGGATATCCGTGCTAAAATTATAGAAAGATCTGGATTTGAAGAAGTCATGTCTGCTGATGGAGACTTTAACGCATCTGATTATAATACAATTAAAGAAAATATTCAAGCAAAACAAAATTCATGAAGGTTGCTATTATTACGGATACACACTTTGGTGCTCGTAAGGGTAGTAAAGTTTTCCATGACTTTTTTCAAAAATTTTATGATGATATATTCTTTCCAACTCTAGAGGAGAAAGGTATAACAACTTGCATTCATATGGGAGATGCATTTGATAATCGTAAAAATATAGATTTTTGGGCTTTAAATTGGGCAAAGAAAAATGTGTATGATCGATTTCAGAAAATGGGAATCAAAATATATCAGTTGGTTGGAAACCATGATGTGTATTATAAAAATACAAATGAAATCAATGCAGTTGAATCTTTATTAGAAGACTATGACAACATAGTTGCTATCTCTTCTCCAGATTCATACAAGATTGGTGATTCAGATTTCTTTATGATACCTTGGATATGTGCTGATAATTATGATGAAACTAAAAGAAAAATTAGTCAGACAAAATCTAAAGTTGCTTTTGGACATCTAGAAATCAATGGATTCCAAGCACATCGAGGATTTGTGATGGAACATGGAATGCCCAAATCATTCTTTGATAAATTTGAAACTGTGTTTTCTGGACATTACCATACTCGTTCAAATGATGGTAAGTTTTTCTATCTAGGTAATCCATATGAAATATATTGGAATGATGTAAATGATCGAAGAGGATTTCATATATTTGATACAGAAACTTATGACTTTGAATTTATTGAGAATACTTACACTATCTTTGAAAAAGTTTATTATGATGATACAAATCCAACTCTATTCAATGCAAATAAATTTAAAGATAAGCATGTAAAGATTCTTGTTCGTAAGAAAACGAATCAATTACAATTTGAAAAGTTTCTTGACAAGATAATTAAAGTTGGATCAATTGATGTTAAAATTGTTGAAAACTTTGCACTTAATGATGAGGAAGTAGATTTTTCAAAAGATGAGGGTGAAGATACCTTAACGATTTTGAATAAATATATTGAAGACTCGGATTTTGACTTAAACAAAGAATTTGTAAAAAACTTAATGAAGGAGGTCTATCAACAAGCTTGCGAACTAGACTAATGTTTATTTTAACCATCTTAGGACAAGAAAGAGAAGGAGCATATGCTGTTAATGATCCTGATGGTGAGAGGGCATTATACTTATTTGAGGATGAAGATGACGCTGAAAGGTATGCAGGTTTGCTTGAAGCAGAAGACTATCCAGAAATGACTGTTGTAGAAATTGAAGAAAAAGTTGCAATTTCTGCGTGTTACGAGTATAATTATAGATATGTCATTATTAAACCTGATGATTTTGTAATTCCACCAAGAGAGAATGATTTTATTCAAACAGATAAGATGGCGTAATTTTTTATCTACAGGAAACCATTTTACTGAAATTGATTTTGTAAAAGCACAAACTAATCTAATTGTAGGAACAAACGGAGCAGGTAAAAGCACTGTTCTAGATGCTCTTACTTTTTCTTTGTTTAATAAACCTTTTCGTAAAATTACAAAGTCACAGTTAGTTAATGCTGCAAATGAAAAAGATTGTGAAGTTCAAATAGAATTTACAACACCTGGTTTTGATTGGAAAATTGTTCGTGGAATTAAACCAAATAGATTTGAGATATGGAGAGATGATGAACTCTTAGATCAAAATGCTGCAGCAAATGATCAACAGAAATGGTTAGAAGAGAATGTATTAAAATTAAACTATAAGTCATTCACACAGATTGTAGTGCTAGGTAGTGCATCATTTGTACCTTTTATGCAATTAAATGCACCAAACCGCAGAGAGGTCATTGAGGACATCTTAGACATCAAAATATTTTCTTCAATGGGTTTGATATTGAAGGAAAAAGTTAGGTCTACAAATGAAAGAATACGAGAACTTACAATTAAAAAGGATTTGACAGAAGAAAAAATAGATATGCAGAAGTCATTTATTAGTGACTTAGAAGAAACTGGTCGAAAAGATATTGATAAGAAGAAGCAGAAGTTGGAAAATATATTCGTTGGGATTGGAACTCATCGTCAAATCATAGAAGATACTGATAAGAAATTAAAAAGTATCAATGATGACATGGAATCGTTTTCAAATTCTAACAAAAAGTTACGAAAATTAGGCAACTTAAAAGGCAAATTATCCAATAATGTATCGACCATTACCAAGGAACATAAGTTCTTTAGTGAAAATGTATCATGCCCTACATGTACCCAATCTATAGAAGAATCGTTTCGGTTAAATAAAATTAACGAGGCAGAATCGAAGGCAAAAGAACTCAAAAAGGGTTACGAAGAACTGGAATCTGCCATCAAACTCGAAGAGGAACGAGAACAAACTTTTAAAATTTTAACCTCGGAGGCTACGAAACTCACGCATGA